GATTACCCTTCATGATCTTTAACTCTGACATTTCTTCCAGAAGTAAAGGAATCATGGGCATAGCAACACGTTCTTCATAGATCATCATTGCTAAATCTTCGTAGTGTTTTTTTGCAACAGAAACAGTATCAGTTCTTATACCAACACCCTTAAGCTCTTGCTGAATATCAAATGATTGCCAACGGTCAAATGAAACCATTCCAATATTAAAACCTTGCCTTCTAAGGTTTTGAATCCATTGCTTAACCTGAGAAAGATCAACTGGTCCTTCTGCTTTTGGTTCCCACCATGCTACTGCATCTACTACAACTATTGGTGCTATTTGTTCGTAATCTTTAATTACCTGAATATTTACCCACTTGTCTACGTGAGCAATTGCAACTGCACACTTGTCATGCTTTTGTGCAAGGTCAGCGTGAACGTAATAAATTTTATCTGGATCTGGTTTAAAGTTTTCTGAAAACCTTCTAAAGCTGTCTACAGGATTAGTTAGTGTCATGCACTTAATAAGTTTATCTTTTTGTTTAAAGAAAGCATCTGATGCATATGTTGGCGTACACAAGAAACGCATCATTGCATCTCCAAGGTCTGTTAGAAATGCAATTTTAAAGTCATCAATCTTTCTTGTAGGATTGACATCCCACGTTGGGCGCTTTAGTGCAAGCACCTTTGGAATCTTGTAAGACAAGATGTGATCTTCTTCCCATGCTATTTCAAAAGAATTGTCTGGATGATCTTCTGGTAAATCTTCATTAATAATAAACTTATGTGTCTTGTCTACTATTTCTTTTTCAGCAATTACAGCATCATAACGCTGAGAAATAAAGTCTCCTGGATATCTGGGGAACGAAAGAAGAACTACCTTACCAAGGTCAGGGAAACGAGAATCTACGGTACCACGAAAAGCTTTATAGATATTATCAGCAGTCTTACCCTGCTCATTCCCTGTGGCTACTTCAGATGCAAAACCAGAAATTTCATCAAGTACTGCCATAAAGAGGTTTAAACCTTCGTGTGATTCTCTTTCTGAGTGACCAGAGTAAACTGTAATTGATTTATCAAACTCAATTGAGACTGCTTTTGGGTAATACTTTCCTGCAAACCAAGGTGATCTTTCAATCTTTGATTTAAAACCTTTAAAGAAAACATTCTTTGCTTGTTGAGCGTTAATCGCAACGTTGATAATATCAATAGCATCTCCAGCAGGCTTTCCATAATACATAGCAGGCTCTTTGAGGCATAGCATTTTATATACTACATATGCACAGGCTACTGTTGATACAAAGTCTTTTCCAGATCCCTTGCCAAGTTGCAAAATAATTTCATTCTTGGTATATTTTTTAAAGTATGCTTCACCATCTTCACCACGAATGTCTACTACATCTTCTTTACGATAAATCTGGCTCATTGCCTCAACGATGTCATATTGAATATCAGACAGCGGTGGTTGCCCAAGATAGTCTGGAGACTCAACAAATGTCTTTGCATCAACAGGCTTCTCAATAAAATGATTTTCTTTTAGAACCTCAAAGAAATCATTGAACGTCGTGGACAACTGTAATCACTTCTCCCTCTTTTGCAATAACCGAAAGTCTTTGCATAATAATATCTCTAATCTCTGGATGCTCTGATGCAATCTCTCTCAATATTCCAACCAAAACTTCTTGACGGCGTTCAATTTCAACCATCTCTTCTGCAAGCTCTTTATTTTCAAGCAGTCCAGCTTTTTGTAGCATATCAATGCGCTTAGATTCAATATCCATTACAAGTTTAATTGCACCAGTTTTTGCACTAAGATTATTTGTCATTGATGCTTCATCAATAACCTCATATGACTTAAGTATAAGCTTGCTGTAGTGTGCATCTGCTCCAGCAAGTGCATCCTTAGCACGAGCACGAATTGCTGTATTGTTAGATGTTTTTTCTTTCCATTCGTCAATATATGCAACTACTCGTGTTCTTGGAATTGCTAACTCTTTAGATATGGTTGTTGGATCACTACCTTTTAGGTATTCCCCAACAACATCATTCATTATATCAAGATGCTTAATTAACTCTTCCTCAGTTGACATACTTTCCCTCTAACCTATTAATTTCATCTTTAATATAAAAGATTGCTTTTTCAAGATCTTGAATAGTCTTTGACTCATCTTTTATGCCTGCTCTCCACAAATACTTAAAAGCATTGCCAATATTAAAATTACGATGACGAGTAATTTCTAAACATTCTACTCCAGAAGGGTCTGTTGTATAGTGTGAAGGATGATTTACTTGATCTACTGTAATATTTAGATTATCACTCATAGTTTTTTTCCTCATCATCTTCCCAGTCAAATGCTTCTGGCATACCCCTTAAAGATGTAGCAACAAAAGTTATTCCAACAGCTCCTGCAACTGCTAATCCAATTAAAAGTTTTTGCATTCTATTCATCGTCTGCTCTTTCTTAGTCCAAATTTTGCAAGGTAAACATATATTGTTTCAATACTGGCACCAGACTCTTTATAGCAACCATTTAGTTGGAGCAAGTGTCCGCACAGTTAAAATAACATCTGCATCTTCCTCTTTAAATGTAAATGCTTCTCTTTCACTCATTATTGCCAACCGCCTTATCCCAATTATTGATAGACCAATGACCAATACCGCAAGCATCAGCCACGTCGTTGTCTGTAATGCTTCTATCATAGTTTATATTAATAAACTTAATAGTTCTTTCTTTTCTTAGGTTTCTTTCATAAGACTTATACCAGGAAACTGATTTGCCTGGGTTTTGAGATCTTATAAAAAGCTGTTCATCTTTAGATATTTTTTTGTTTCCAATATAGTTCTGCCATGTTATTGGAGAAACTCTTCCTATTTGTTTTGTCCCTGATTGTCCAGCTGCTCCAAGTATTGCTCCCTGAACTAATGCAAGATCTGCTGCAGTTTTAGGGCTATTCATAAACACGGTATGCTCAATAACTATTGCTTCAAAGCCACCATGTATATCAATAAATGCCTTAACTTTTTTACCAGCATCCATAACTTTTTCATACGTATTTTTTCCTTCAAAAGTAATTTTTCCAACACTAATTATGCTTTTTGTAAAAGTATCAAACATTGCAAAAGCAAGGCTGTTTGTGCTAGCATCAATTGCACATATTTTTTTTGGTGTCATCTCTAATCCCCATTTATTCTTGACCATACTCAAAAAATCCTTTTATCTGTTTTAACATTTTGTCTACTGCTTTTTTACTAACATTACAATTTGAACAAAAACCAGAATCATTATAGATAGAAAGGGAGGTGTCGCATCCGCCTAAACATCTGCGATCCTTTCCCTTTCTTTTTTGTCTACGAGTAATCTGATATCTTTCATGAATTTTTTCTTTTGTAGCAAGGTCACGACATTCAAGGCTGCAGTAAATCTGATAACTGACCTTTGGATCAAACCTATTGTCACATCTACTACAAAGTTTCACTCAATTCCTCCAGAGAGGCTATCTTAACTACGCCTGCTCCTGCTTCGTCACATGCTTTTCTAATTGGACAGTTTTTGCAAACCTTTGAGTTTGCTCTGTAGTTCTTTGTTGGAAGTTCTTTAACTTCCCAAGACTTACGAACAACTCTCATCCATTCAAAAGCTTCATCAATCCACTTTCGGTAATGATCATTTACCTCAACTGGAATTACAAGAAGTTCGTGGTTGTTTTTATTTTCATAAATAAGAACACCCTTTGCTTTTTTAAGAATCTTCATGTAAATCAGTATCTGTACAACGTGACCCATCTTAGGCTTACCTGTACGTTTACGATACTCAAACACTTCGTTATTGGTTGTCTTTACTTCAACAACAACCTCTTCGCCTTTCCAATTAATAAAGTTATCTACGTAACCAAAAATTGGAGGATCATCATTAAAAATCTTAAACTCCAAATGCAAGGTACCAGTATCTTGGACATTCTCCATGTCCGTATGCAATAGTAGAAGGACCAAAAGTCTTCTTCTGTGTATGCTTAGGCTCACGCCCTACAAGATACCCTGCTTCAATAGCTTTTACAAGCTCTCTGGCATCAATAGCTGCTGGGGTCTCAACTTCTTTAATCATTATTTGCTTTAGTAAATTTTTTGTCATTTCATTCCTTTGTTTATATAAGTATACCAGGTTAGCGCATAATGTATTTGAGTGCTGATACCAAGTTGTTGATTGATTCTGCTGCCGTGTAATAAATGTTCTTCTTTGCCCTGTCATTTTTGTCAACATTTGCCATCCAGGTTGCCTTGAATGCCATCTTTGCTGCAATTGCCTGAAGTCTAACAATCTCTATAGTTGCCACATTAAGAGGAATATCAGGCTTAATAATGATCTTAGCAATAAATGTCAAGGCTGCCGTCAACTCCTCATCTTTCATATAGTCTGCTATTTCAGATAATCCATCTACCATTTCTATCGTTGTTTGTTGTTGTTCACTCATATTCTTCTCCTGTCATCTGCTCTATTATTTCAAACTCAGTTATCATCAATCGTACCTTTGAATTTCCATCACCAAGTACTACGAGTATTGCTGGATCGTTGCCATTTCTTATAGCATCTGTAACAGCCTTAGCCCAAACATCTTTATTTAAAGTAAAAGATTTAGAGCATTCTTTAAAATCTACAGTAAAGTTTTTCCAAGTAGCATCACCCTTGTGTGTGTTGCGACCAGAGTTCTTGTGCTGCTTGGCACCGATTCTTTTACTTTCCGATCTTTCGCTCAAAGTCTTTCCTTGTCATTATAAGTGGAACCTTAGATAAATGTTTTTGACTACAAAGCCATGTAAGGTCTGCACTATCTAACCAAAGCCTTAAAGATGTAACTTCTTCGCTACATTTTTTACATGGAAACTTTCCAGGAAATACTTTAAATTTTTCAGACATTTAGAATTTTATTCTTTATTGTCTCTTGAAGATCTAGGTCTTCTCTTACCCTGTTTACAAAACCATCACGACCCTGTACTTTTGAACCGTCTGGCAATACATACCAAGCTCCAGTGCGTTCTACTATGCCCATCATTTCAGCCGTATCAACAAGATCACCAATGCTATCAATACCAACATTATCTCCCCTGAAATAAAAGTCATACTCGCCAGACTGAAAGCCAGGAGAAGTCTTAGAAAATTGGAGTTCCCAGCGAATCTTGCGACCAACTTTTTCTTCAATGAGTTTATCTCCAACATGAATCTTGCCTTTAATTGCTTGATTGTCGGATTCCGATGAAAATAATTTAATAACAGTAGAAGAATAGAACTTAGTAGCTTGACCACCAGTAGGCTGCTGGCTAGTATACATAGCACTAATGTTGTTACGAGACTGACTAATAAGAACAAGCATTGTAGGCTTAACCTTATTGTTAGCATAGTTAAGCATTTTCCAAGCGTTGCTAAAGTCTCTAGACTCTGCACCAATTTGTTTGGTA